TAACAAATGTGGATCAGATCTTTGTCATTTGCGACGGACAGGTTGCCGAGTGCGGGAACAGCCGTGAATTGCTTGCATGTGGACTACCAGAATAAATGTCAAAAGTATGAGTTAAACGAGGAATGTGTGTGACAACATGGGAAATGACGGGAAACCCCGATAAATCAAGGGAAAACGCGATTTTATCGAACGCGAACGTCCGAAGCTTGACAGCAATATTGAGAAAATGAAGAATTGTATAGTCAATTCAGCCGCGTCCGGCCATAAAAGGGGAAAACCGCCGAAAAAATCAACGTTTTCAGCGGTTTTTTGATTGAAACAAAAATGAAACATCGTTACAGTGTAATTCTATCATCCCGGAGGGGATGTGTAAATAATGGTGGCGTTATAACATTGCGTTATAGCGTCACTTTTTTATTTGTGAAAAATCCGAAAAACCCAGTAAATACAGGCACTACAGCAATTTTTCAAGCGTTACAGAAGCGTTACGAGCACACCAAAAACCCGGCTTCGGAGCCAGGAAAACTGATCACTGTCAATGGGACAAAATGAGACAGTAAAATAAAGTTGTCCCATTGCAGTATTTATGCGGGTTTCCGCGGTTTTCCACATAGTTTTCCACAAAAAACCAATGGGACAAAAAACAAGTAAAAACAGGGTAACAAGTAACCCAAAAAAGAGCAAAAAATCAGCCTATCATTGTATCATTGTTTTCGCCAGTCAAACTGTATAATTTTTCCATTTTTTCGCCGTCCCTTTTTACCTTACGGAGCTTCATTTCAAGTATCTCCATAATCTCATACTGATCTTCTTCTCCGAGTTTTCGGAAACCACACAGAAGCAATTCTTCAGATTTGGAGATTTCTATATTCTCCATATTTGAAGATACAAAACCGGTAAGTAGCCAGTTCATATCACATTTCAATTCTTGCGCAATCTTATAAAAAAGGAAAACGGATGGCGTGCTGGTACCGTTCTCAATACGGCTCAATGCACCAGACTGGATGCCGCATGCGTTAAAAATATCTGTTTGAGTTAAACCTAACTCTTTTCTTCTAGTTTTGATTCTGTTTCCTACACTTTCCATAGATATGTCCATATAGACCTCGCTTTCTGCAAAATTGAAGAAATAATCATCAAATATGAAGAAAACAATTGACATTCTGCATATTTGAAGATATACTATTCATTGCAAGGGATTACTAATCACCCAAGCATGATAACAGAAATACAGTCAAATCACAAGTACCAGAGGCCTTAGGTACACCGGTTTTCTCAACCGGAACCGCAGTGATCACTGCAACTTAACACCGATCTGAAGGTGGAGCAATTAGAATTTTTGACAGAGGTACAGCTAATCTTACATATTAAACACGGAAATCATTTCCGGAAAGCAGAAGAAAGAAGGTGAATGTATGAAAAATGGAAAGAGACCAACGCTGCAGCAGAAGAAGCTGATGAGATCTCACGGACTTGTGCCGGAGAACTGGCTGGTGGTGAAGAACACACAGGAGTTCCTGGAGGTGGTCAGCAGAACATCGCTGAAGAAGATCGGCGGGAAGCCGAAAATCCGGAAGCTGGCCAGAGAGTAGGAGGGAACAGCGTTGAAAAAGAGTGAATACATATCCTGCTTCCTGGACTTCATGAGAGAGTCAACGATGGAGTATGAGGTAGCAAGGAGTAGACAGTCCGACGCGGATAATGAAACACAGGATCTGCTTCACAGGTTGGAACTACACGATGATACCTACCACGATATGGCGCGAATATCCAGGGAACTGAAGAAAGTCCGCCAGGAACGAAGAAAAGCAAAGGATACTGTCGCTGAACTCGAACCGGTTTGCAAATGGAGAGAAGAAAATGCAAGGGCGCTGAAGTCGCTGGAGCAGCTTCTGGGCGCTGTCAGGAAAGCCGAGAAGGCAACACAGAACCGCATCTATATGGACAGGACAGATGCGGTGAGAAAGGCGGTAAAGAATGAAAAAGAGAAATAAGAACAACAAAAAAGCAGGTAGCAAAAAAGCATATTTACCTAAATACAAGCCTTGCAAAGACCGAGATCCATACAAGGCCTGGACAAAGTGCAAAAAGACTACTTCAACCACCTGAAGTCATTACTGACCTGCTTGACGATTTCTTTCCAGTCAACAAAGTTTTTGGAACGATAGCGTTGCATCAGGACCTGAGTTTGAAACTGAGACAGACAGCGGCGTTCGTCTATATGGTCTCCTACGAAGACCAGAGCAGAAGCCATGGATAACTCTTCGACCGGAAGAAAACCATATTTCGATGAGAAGTTAATCATGGAAGTGTTGTCATAGGGGTCGCCGGGGAGCATACTGCCTCCAATAAATTCCCCGTCTCCATAGTAATAATCCTCCATGGTTTTCGAATTGCACGGGTACTTTGAAAAGCTTGTTGCAATCCTTCCATCCGGATCAAGAGAAGCAAAGAGAATGTTCAGGCGGTAATCAATGATATAAACCCGATATTCCGTCGGGAACGAAGTAGGCTTTAAAGACTTCTTTTGCCTGGCGAGACGACGCAGACATTTTTCGAATGTACTCAGATAGTCGGGGAGTGAACACGGAAGTACAGAGAGCAACAGTTCGCAATAACATGAAACATCGTACTTCAAACATGGGAGATCCTGCTTTAACGGAACCTCATAAGACGACATATGTTGGTTGAATTTATACATAGGAAACCTCCTTTTGATTTTTTATTAAGTATACCACAGGAGAAATATAAATTAAAGGAAGTGAGAAGATGGCAGGCGGAAGAATGACGCTGACCCCGCTCGGGAAAGAGATCAAGAAAAAGCTGATCGACAAAGACATGACGCAGGTGGAGCTGGCGGAGCAGCTTGGTGTGACAAAGCAGTACATCACAAAAATCATAACAGGCACCAGGACTGGGGACAAGTACCTCTGCCGGATCGGTGCCATACTGGATATTGATATAGCCAAATTTGCAGCGTAGGAGGGAGATAGATGGCAGGACTGGCATATGTATCCCTGGAAGAAGCTGCAGAGCTTGAGGGGATATCGTACGAAACAATGAAAAAACGGGCTCAAAGAAGCTCAGATAAAATGGGGGTCAAGAAAGCAAGCAGAGGCAGCGGAGGCAAGGAGATGACACTGGTGGCGGTGAACAGCCTGTCAAAGCTGGGACAGAACAGGTGGAAGGAGCGTGAGAAGCTGAAAGAGATGGCAGAGACGGCAGCAGATCTTCCGGAAGAGAAGACAAAGGGACAGGAGCCCTGGTACGTCAATGCAGACTATGAATGGTTTGAACATCAGTACAAGACAGAATACTACAAGGCTACAGAGCTGGGGAATGTGATCCGGAGGTTCCTGAAGGAATCGGAGTCGCACAGCAGAGACCTGACCACATTCACCGAACAGTACGCCCAGGAGAATCTTGGCAAGAGCGGCAGGACGTTCCGGCGGATGGTCAAGGACTACCAGCAGGCAGAAGCCTGGGCGGCGAAGCTCAGTAAGGAAGACGGCTGCAGCTATGATCACCTGATGGTACTGGCACTGTGCCGGAAGCCGAAGAGCTGCGGACTGTTCCCGTCCATACCGGCAGACATGAAGCAGGCGATCAAGAACATCTGGTTCAATGAGGACTTTGCAGTCAACCGGAGGACCAGACAGGATCTGTACGAAGTCCTGGAAGAGATCGCAGTCAATAAGGGGTGGAAGAAGCTTCCTTCCTACCAGACAGTGGTCCGGTACATCTCATACCTGATGGATGATGAGAAACTGAGGAGCGCATTCGAGTACCAGCAGAAGGGTATCCGGAAGTGGAAGAATGAAAACATGGTCAAGCGGGCAAGGGATACCAAGAGCCTGCAGGTTCTTGAAATGCTTCAGGGTGACGAACATACCTTTGACCTGTGGGTGATGTACAAGGCGAAGAACGGGAAGGAGTTCCCGATCCGGCCGAAGCTGGTCTGCTGGATCGACACCAGGAGCCGCATGATCTTTGGAGACCTTATCTGTAAGGATGCGGACAGCCAGATCCTGAAGGAGAGCCTGATCAAGCTGATCTATGTGGACCTTCCGGGACAGGTGCCGCGTTATCTCTACATAGATAACGGTAAGGATTACACATCAAGGCAGCTGATGGGCATTGACCGTAAGGACCGGCACAACCAGGCGGCAAAGGATAGGTTCTTCGATATGGAGTTTGACCGGCCCACAAGAGGGTTCTACCACGATATGGGGATCGAGGATGAACACATCTCCATGCCTTATGAGCCCTGGACAAAGGGGCAGATCGAGAGGAGTTTCGGGACGGCGATCGAAAAGTTCTCCAAGAAATTCGCAAGTTACACCGGAACACTGACGGGATCTAAAACAGATGCAAAGGTCCCGAAGGAGATCAAAAAGATGGCGGAGCAGGGGAAGCTTCTTACCATGGAAGAGTTTTACGAAGAGTGGAAGAAGTACAAGGAGAAGTACATCAACAGGACGCACAGGGGACTGAGGAACGCTGGGGAAGAGTTCAAGAAGCCACTGGAGGTCTTTGAGAACGAAGAACGCTACATCAAGGCAGCACCGCCGAGAAGCTTTGCGATCATGGCTCTCATGAAGTCAGAGGAAGCACTGGTGAACAATGTCGGCATCAAACGGTTCGGGTACTACTACATGGATGATGAATTGCTTCCATACATCAACCAGAAGATCCACATCAAGGTGGACCCGTATGATGTGACCAGCATCTACTGTATCAATAACAAGGGCGGACTCATCTGTCAGGCACAGTGCCAGGAACTGCTCCAGTTCGGCAAGGTATCGGACGAGACACTGCAGGAACACAGGAAGATGCAGAGGCGGCAGCTGAGAGCTGTCCGGGAAGAACTGGAAGAAGCAAACCGGCCCTTTGACGGGGATGAGGATGCAGCCCACAAGGGCATGGTCGGCGGTGTGAAGCTGACGATCGGAAAAGACGGTAAGAAGAGCAAAGTGGTGGCAATGCCGACAGATGAAACTTACCGGAAAAACAAGGAGTTCAGGAAACCAAACGAGTGTGAGTACATGAACTCACAGGCAAAGAAAGCCCTGGAAAGGCTCCAGAAGATGGGGGGCGCGTGATGTGGAGAAAATCATGGGATGGACCGTTCGGGTCATCTGGGCTGCGATCTGGATCACGGTACTGGCCACGTACATCATGGCCGCGGCAGTATTATCGCCCGTCCTGTTTCTGGAACTGTTACGGGATGGGAGATACTGATCAACATAAATGTCAAAAATAGGGATTGAAACAAGAAAGGAGCGTTACATATGGCAGAAATGAGAAGTTTAGGAGGCGGAGTGGTTACAGATCAGCAGCCGTCAGAGCTTGCGTTGAGAGTGATCAGGAGATTGAAGGAGCTTCGCTGTAACAAGGCAGAGCTTGCGCTACAGATCGGATGTAGCCGTTCTATGGTCAGCCAGTACCTGGCTGGAAAGTATAAGAGCGATCCAGCTACGATAGAGACCGCACTGGAAGGATGGCTTCAGGAAGTCGGGGAGCCGGAAGAAGGGCAGATGGAAGAGGAAGAAGCAGAGCTGCAGGAGGCAGAAGAAAGTATCCCGGAGAAAGTGGCATACTTCGCATCCAGCGATTATCTGAACGTGATGGCAGTGTGTCAGAGCTGTCAGGAGAACATGGGGCTGGGCATCGTAGTCGGGAAGTCCGGATACGGCAAGACACATGCACTGAAGAAATACGCCAAGCTTCCGAGAGTGGCATACCTGGAGTGTGATGACACGATGGGAAGCCGGGACCTGGTAGAGGAGATTGAGGGGTGCCTTGGCATGGCAAAGGCATCCGGAGGCACCATCCACAAGAGGGTTAGCCGGATCAGGGAGTTCTTGAATGTCAACAGCGGATACCTTCTGATCATCGATGAGGCAGATAAGCTGATGAATAAATACACAACTGCCAAGATGGAGATCCTGCGCGGGATCTTCGATCAGGCAGAGGTGGGGCTGGTGATCGCCGGGGAACCGAAGCTTGAAACGGATCTAAAGACTGCGCTGGCACGTTTCGCCAACCGGGTGGACTTCTACTACAAATTACATGGACTTGATGCAGCGGAGCTGGGAAGATATCTGGAAGGATGGGATCTCGCAGAGGAAGCAGCAGCGGAGCTGGCAAACCGGGCATTCCAGTCCAGAAACAGCTGCTTCCGTCTTCTGGACAGAACACTGAACAACGTGCTCCGCGTTCTGAAGGAAAAAGGGGAGACTAAGGTGACACTGGAGATCGTCAGGGAAGCATCCGGCATGATGATGCTGTAAGGAGGATGGAAGAATGAAGAGATTAACCTATAAGATTGAAGCAACCGAAAACGGATATACAGAGAGCCTGAGCTTCCTGGGAATAACAGTCTCCAAGACCTGGAAGAGAACAGACACCGGAATGAGATGCGAGGAAAACGACCTCTGTGAACAGCTGGAGAAAGCCGGAATCAATAACGAGGACTTTTTAGACGGGATTTACGACTACCTGGATGAGTCAAACCTGGGAATGGATCTGTCAGACTTACTGAGATAGGGAGGAAAAATCATGGAGAATATTACAATCAGCATCAGAGGAAAGAACGCAGGCGTGCAGGCGTCAGCAATCGTGAGAGCGTTTTACAAGACAATGGCGAGGATGGAGGACGGCGGCTGCCATGTGCAGCTTGCCACCAGTCACATTGACGAAGGAGCCGCCACCACAGGCGAGATCAGCGTTCCGGATTTCATTTCCGAACAGGAAAGCAGAAGACGGTTCGCAGGAAGGAGATAACATGGCAGGAAAGAGGATTCCGAAGCATAAAGTGACCATCCGGACCCTGTGGGGGATCGCAAAGTCTCCGGAGCTTCAGCTGGGAAGCGAAGAGCTTCACCTGGTCGTGCAGGCACAGACCGGCAAGGATTCCCTGAAGGAGCTGACCGAACCGGAACGCAGGCGCGTGGCTTACGTCCTGGGACAGATGAAAGAGTCGGCATCCGGAAAGAGGAAGAGACCGGTCGGCATGACCGGAAACGCCACGGACAACCAGAGACGCAAGATCTACATGCTGACCAAGGAGCTGGGCTGGGACGACAACCCGAAGCGGCTCTCCGGGTTTATCCGCCGGATGTTCAAGGTGGAACGGGTCGAGTGGCTGAATTATGAACAGTGCAGCAACCTGATCGAGGCACTGAAGAAGATGATCGAGAGACAGGAGGCGGCGAGCAGTGAATGATTTTCGGGTTACGATCCGGGCAAAGAACGGCAAGATCGGCATAGATGCCGAGGGTGAAGTGATCGTCCTGGAAGACCTGGCGACCACCTGCGGGGTCATGCAGATCCTGGCAGGAGAGATGGCACTGAAACAGGGTAGAAGACTGGACGACGTGAAGGACGCCATGCTGGACATCCATCTGGCAGCCATGCAGAAGCTGATGGACGACCAGACAGAGAGGGAACTGTGGGATGAATAGATTTCTAAGGACAAAAGGAAGGAGAGACGATGGCAAAGAAGAAATACAAGCCAATGACCAAGCGGGAAAAGGAAGAGATGAAACGGATCCGGAAGGAGCTGAGAGAGAAAGGCGCGATCCCGCCGGTCAAGAAACGCCTGAACCGCAAGGACTACATAGAGAATACCAAAAACAAGTGGAATGAGCCGGAAGAGGGAAACTCCTGGATCTATCTTACCAGGGCGGTCTCCTGGGTGATGGGAAGAGTTGACCATAAGGGCAACGTCCATCCGGAAGCAATCGGGGCGGCTAAGGTGCTGCAGTAGCTATGAAGATGCAGGAGTTCACAGCGAAGCTCAAGGAAGAAGGGCGGGACCGGTACACCACCGGCGAGCTGTATGAGTATCTGAAGGAAACGCTGGAAGAGTAGCCAGCAGAAAGGAGCACAAACATGGTGCAGAAGAAAATGTCTACCCACGGGGCAGTCAATATCCCGGTGCAGATGCGCCGGAGCATGGGGCTCCAGCCCAAGGATGTGATTGAACTGGAGGAGAAAGATGGGGCGTTGATCCTGCGTCCCAGGGAGATCCGGTGCGCGTTCTGCGGAACGGATGAGGATGTCCTGAAGCTGAAAGGAAAGGGGATCTGCGTCTCCTGCCTTGAAAAGGCACAGGAGCAGAAAGGAGAAGGCAATGAAGATTGATCTGAAAACACAGACTAGCGGACAGCTGGTGGATGCCTTGGTACAGCTGGACAAGCTCCGCCTCCAGACCGCCAGGAGCATTGATATGTACAAAGCGGAACTTCAGGCCAGGGGCGTGAGCATCATGGACGACCGCAACCAGCAGTACATCCGCTTCTATGGTGACGGAGGCAGTGCATCCATCACAGACAAGCAGAAGCTGGATCTCACCAACCCGGACCGCTTGCAGAAGTGGCTTCCGGAAGGCGTATACAAGAAGAATGTGTCAGAGACCACGGAAACCAAGTACAAGCTGACTGCTGGGTTTGAGACCATGCTGAAGTCGGTTGCGACCGGGGACTACACCTTCGAGATGTCCATGGAGGATATGATGGACCAGCTGCACATCATCCCGGATGAGAAACAGCGGAAGCTTCTGCTGAAGAAGCTGACCGGGGAGTTCGAGAAAGACCGGAAGACCCTGAATGCTGTGTTCAAGACCGAGGATTCCTGGGAAGAAGAACTCTACTACATCCACCGGATCAAGAGAGGCGAGCTGATCCGGAAGTACCTGCCGGACGATATGCTGGACATCACCATCACAGAGCTGAAGAAGTGTATCACGGTAGACAGTTCCCTGGCCATCGGGCTGGACTATAAGGCGGAGGACTAGGACATGATAGAACCAAGTACAATAAACATCCTGATCGTATGTGTCACGCTTGTGACACTGGTATGGATGGGCGGAAAGAAAGGATGATTAAAATGGCAGCAAAGAAAAAGTTATTTTTGATCGCCGGACACGGCGAGGGAGACCCGGGAGCGTGCAGCATCTGGGGACAGGAAGCAAATTACACCAGGGATCTGGCGAAGCTGGTGAAGACCGCGATCGGCAGCCGCATGAGCGTGACATTGTACGACACGAACAAAAACTGTTATGCTCAGAGTAAGAGAGGCAACGTCCCGACCTACTCCGATTATGACATGACTGTTGAGATCCACTTCAACGCGAAAGCCAAGGCAGACCCGAACGGGGACGGCAAGTTCACAGGCGTGGGCGGCTACATCCACCCGAACAATGCAGGGCGTTCTATTGCAAGGGCGATCATCGACAGGGTGGTGGCCCTGGGCTTCAGGGAGTGGCTTCTGGATACCAGCACCGGGCTTCTGAACCTGAACAGGGCACAGGGGCAGGGAGCCAAGTATTTTCTCCTGGAGACTGCCTTTATCGACGATGGGGATGATATGAAGTTCTATACAGCTCACAAAGAAAACTTTGCTCAGGCGATCGCGCAGGGCATCCTGGACGGTCTGGGAGTGAAGAGCACAGCTAGAAGAGGTCCCTGGCGTGGCAGTAGCTTATATTGATTCCCAGCACCCACGAGGCCAGGGAACGGTGGACATCATCGTTACCGGAAACAGCGGAACAGCCAGCCCGGAGCTGATCGAAGACGTTGAGGAAGCGATCAAACCACTGACTGGAAGCTATGGGGACTATCTGGTCAAGAGCTCCACACAGCAAAAACAGGACATTGAGATCACGGTCTACATTGAAAAGAACGTGTCTACAGCCGGGTATCAGGACACCATCGAGAGCCTGATCCGGAACATGATGGACATTAAAACCAGGGATGAACTGAATGTGCTGTACCGTGATAGCATCATCGGAACGCTTCTTCCGAACATTCCACGGTATAGAAAGTGCCTGATCACACAGCCTGCGGAGGATGTTCACGTCCCGATCGGCACCGTTATCGTGCCGGGGGAGATCAAAATAACAGTCCTAAACGTGACATAAGGAGGAGATAATGGATAAATTCAGAGATTATATCTGGTATCTACTCTCCAAGCCCTTCAAGATACTGAAGAAAGCACAAAATCAGTGGTGGATCTGGGCGAAGGTCATGGGAGGCTGGTGGGACGAAGTAAAGGACGACCTTCAGAGGGCCAGAGACGAGACGACAATAGCAACCTGTAGCGACATCATGCTTCAGATTCACGCTGAAGACCGAGGCCCGGATGGGATAACCCAGTATGTGGGCGAGTCAAACGACGCCTTCCGCTCCAGGATTGCCATGTATGACGAGACGGAGAGACTTGGAGGAACGAGGGACGGCATCATCCTGGCGGTCAATTCCATCGGATACGAAGATGTGGAGCATGTGTGGCTTCCACGTTACAACGGAGACTGGGACAGGTGGGCGGAGTTCATTATCATCATCAATGAGGATGTAGCGAACCCGCAGCCGACCAGCACCACCAACCTGATCTGGGAAGTCCGAGACAAGAAAGAGTCTACATCGAAAGACAACTACCTTATCCGGTACTATGCGGACGTGTGGAACAAACTGATCAGCGAGATGGATACAACCTATCTGCTCCGCAGCCATTTCTATAAGCAGAGATATCTGGACGGAAGCAGGAAACTGGATGGATCCAGAACACTCTCCTATTCGGTAGGCCAGATTGAACTACTACCGGACTACTTATTCCAGACGGAGACACAGGTCTCTTTCATGGTACAGGCTTTTGCTGAGTACACAGCTCTTGCAGAACATAAGACGGTTCAAGACCAGGAATATGAGATTCTGATGAATGCCAGGTATCTGCGGAATACAGACGTGCTGATCAGCCTTGACAGTGATTTCCTTTTCCAGGTGAGAGAGACATGGAAATGGCATCCGGAAGTTAGGAATGAGTACCACATGGCAGCGAGACAGGAACAGGGTATAACTCCGGCCTACGGGATCCGAATGACAACTATATTCTTCCCGGCCAGGCATCTGGATGGAAGCAGGAAGCTGGACGGATCCAGAACACTCAGCGGAGCTGTAGGAAGGATAGAAGGAGACACTGGATACCTGCTAGATGTGCAGAATAAAATCATTAAAACCACCGAGCAGGAGCTGGAGAACGTGATGGATGTACAAATGAACGTACTCCCAGAAGCGACTTCAACAGCGAGAATGACAGTGAAATTCTGGTACGGCAGGAGACTGGATGGAAGCAGGAAGCTGGATGGATCCAGAACACTCAGTACCCTGACCGGACGGATTGAAGCAAGAAAAGACTATTTATTTGACGTTTACACGGTAGCCCAGGGATCTGGAAGTATCGGGTAAACAGAGAGGAGAATGAAATGAAGTACACTATCTCAGACGTTCATAGAAAGAAGATCGCCCAGGCGACACACAGCGCGGGAAAGATCGCCACAGTCGCCCAGATCGCACTTGGAACGGGAGGCGTAGATGGAAGCGGGAATGTAAAAACACCAGCTGGATCCGCAACGAAGCTGACCGCAGAGGTCATCCGAAGAGCATACACAGCATCCGAGAAGGTGGACGACGCCTGTTATGAATACGCTCTTGTCCTTGCAGAAAATGAATGCGTAGGAAGCAAGATCAGCGAGATGATGCTGATTGATTCAGACGGGGATCCAATCTGCTTCCTGAATTTCCTTCCGAAGCAGAAAGACGACATCAAAGAGACCTACCGGATCCGCAACCACTACTCATAATATGGAGGCGTGACATGAGCAATCTGAAATACACTCCGGAATACAAGCCGGAAATGAAAGAGTGGGACATAGATACCACTGATTTATATGAAAACTGGAATGAAGCACACAGACAGTTTTTAGGGAACGATGCAGCCATCGTCCAGATGATCGCTGATCTTGGACTTTCCGTAGTTGACGGAAAACTGTGTGTAACTTATGAGGAGGAATAAAGAAATGAGCAAAGTAACAAGCCCTATTATGACAGATGAAACAGGAAAGGACATTGCAGAAAAACTCCACACCCTGAACATTTTGAAAGGCATAGAAGTAGGGAGTAGCCTGGAGAAAGTAACAACCATGCAGGAGATCAGAAGAATCGTGCAGTCAGGAAAGGCTGCGGATGTCTTCCAGATCGGCGACCAGATCATCGTTCCGTGGACAGACACCAAAACCGGAACAAAATACTCTGTACCGATGGACGTGATCAAGATTGCAAACGTCACCCTGAAGGATGGATCAGAGGTTCCTGGTCTTTATTTACAGTGGCATTATGCAACACCGTTCGGCGTACAGTTCGACCAGTACGAAGCATTCTACAAAGCAGAGTCAGAGCTTCCGGCTGGCACCTACAACATCATTGTTGGAGCAAACTGGGGAAATAACTGTAAGGCAAACGAGACCTACCAGTTCACACTGACTAAGCCGGTGCCAGCAGGTGGTCTCCTGGCTGGATTCTATGGAATGCCCGATCAGGCCCCAACAGCCTGGAAAGTATATTCTTTCGCAGACGGAAACAGCGCAGCCATTGAAACGGTGTCCGTGACAGCCGGATCCGGAGGCACAAACCTGGGAACCTTCCTTCCTGCTGGTGATGGAAAGGTGAACAGTCTACACCGCCTGGCTTATGGCTACAACAGATGGAGTCAGAGCGCACTCAGACAGTGGCTGAACAGTGATGCAGCCGCAGGAGAGTGGTGGGCTTCTCAGAATGACTACGACAGAGCCCCTGATCAGCTGTCCCAGAAGGATGGATTCCTGAAAGGATTCGAGGCTGACTTCCTGGAGTGCATCCAGCCGGTTAAAGTAGTCACAGCTCTGAACACCGTGACAGATAAGTCTGACGGAGACACGGAAGTTACTTATGACAGATTCTTCCCTCTGTCCCTGGAAGAAATGTACATCGAGCCACAGTTAGCCGGAGAAGGCGAGGCTTGCCCTTACTGGAAACATGCTTCCGGACTGGCTGCCAAGATGAAACAGTACCAGACATATCCGCAGATCAGAACCTTCGCGATTGAAAACCACGTCTCACCGCAGGACGTGCGACTGCGTTCAGCTGGTCGCGGCGGCGCCAACTATACGTGGGGTGTGTACGCGTCGGGCTACGTCTACAGCAACTACGCCATCTACGCGATTCGGTGCGCCCCGGCTTGCGCAATCTGCTAATCGGCTAATCACGGGCGGACACCTCCGCCCGTGGAGGAGACAGAAATGGTACGAAAAGACGAAAGAGGGGAAGGCAAGTTCGACGCACAGACAAAAGCCTTGGAGCTTGCGACCTATACCGTAAACATAACAGATAATCCCAAAGTATTTATACCAGACCACGAAGACACGACGAAGAAGATTGTGGCGTATGCAACAGATATATACCACAGGACAAGAGTGGCAAATAACATACCATTCAAAACACCTGAGGCTGGAGCTGAGAGAAACCGGCTCCAGAACATAGCTATTGCAGAATGCGAGAGTCTTCGATCAGAGATACAAATTGCAAAGATGGTCTTCCATCTGCGGATGAAGCGGGTAAAATACTGGGATGATTTAATAGTAGAAGTGCATGATTTACTCCAAAAATGGAGAGATTCAGATGCCGACCGTTCCAGGAGAATGAGATCCCTGAGACGTTGACATAGGGCAGTAGGCTGTTATCTCACCGCAGAACGTGCGACTGCGTTCAGCTAATCGCGGCAACGCCAACAATACGTGGAATGTGAACGCGTCGGGCAACGTCAACAACAACAACGCGATCAACGCGAATCGGTGCGCCCCGGATTGGATACTTTAGACGTGCGAAAAGGCTTCACATAGTGAGGTTGCAGGGAAATGAAGTATGCAAGGAGCCGAAAGCCCTGCCACTACGGTGGTGAACAATAGAACGGCGATGCGGTCAGCCTGCGGGCTGGTACCGCTATCCACGCCGCGACAACGACGGGGAGATGGAATGGATACAGAAGAAATAATAGGCTATGAAGCACTGTATAATTCCATGATGAAATGCAAGAAAGGCGTCATGTGGAAGGACAGTACCGCATTTTTCGTCCATAACTGGATGAGGGAGATCGGGAAGCTGGAAAGACAGCTACATGATGATACATACCAGGAGAGACCTCCGAAGTTCTTCAAGGTGATGGAACCTAAAGAACGGGAGATCATGAGCATAGCATTCCGGGACAGGGTGTATCAGCGATCCCTGAACGATGTGGAGATATATCCGAGATGTACACGATCCTTTATTTATGACAATCACGCCTGTCAGACTGGGAAAGGTCCTGACCTGGCAAGGAAAAGGCTAAAATGCTTCCTGCAAAGATATTACCGGAAGCACGGAGCTGACGGATGGGTTCTACAATGCGACATAAAAGGCTACTACCCAAACATGACCCATGACGTGGCAAAGGCTACCCTGCGGAAGCATCTTCCAGATGAAAGCTACCAGATGGCGGCCAGGATCCTGGATAACTTTCCAGGAGAAGTTGGATTCAATCCAGGCAGCCAGATCGTCCAGATCGTCGGTATCACAGCCTTGAATGACCTAGATCACTACATAAAAGAAAGACTCCTGATGGAGATTTATGAGCGATATATGGACGATTCGGTTATGATATACCACGAAAGAGAGAAGTTGGAGACCTGTCTGGAAGTGATCGAAGGAAAACTTGCAGAGAAGGACATGAAACTGAATAAGAAAAAGACTCGAATATACAGCCTGAGAAAAGGAATCCTGTTCCTGGGCTTCTGGTTCTATCTGACAGACACCGGAAAAGTCATGGTTCACATTGACCCGAAGAAAGTGAAACATGAGCGCAGGAAACTGCGGAGGATGGCTGGATTGGTAAAGAAAGGCGAAAAGACACGAGAACAGGTTGACGAGCATTTTGATTCATGGATGAGACATGCTTCTTATGGTGACTCATATAATTTTCAAAAGAACATGAGAGAATTTTATAGAAGTTTATGGGAGGATAACGACAATGATGGAATACAGGAGACTCAGCGGAACGATCGCGGATAACCGCGAAAAAGAAGGTCTGAAGGCTGATGTAGAACGCCAGGAGGCAATATTGGAATATATCGCCCTGGTTGCTGATGTAGAACTTCCGGATGATTCAGAAAGCGAGGGAATGAGCTATGAACAGTAAAAAGAAGATTGAGAAGTACAAAAGATTCTACGAAAATGGATTCTGGACCAAGAAGATGGTTGCCACCCTTGTGTACGATGGAAAGCTCACACCTGAAGAGTATGAGGAAATAACAGGAGAGACCTTCGTAGAGGAAGGAGAGTAATCTACAACGCCACGACATCCGGCTCTTGCAGGGATGGGCGTGGCGATTAAGGAGTAAGCATGGAAGAGATCCTTTTGAGAGTGAAGATGTGCGTTCCTGCAAACGGGACTATGCTGAATGATCTGAACGATCTGATCATCAAATACATGGAAGAAAACGGGATAGATTGCTACTCAGTTGACTCCAAAATAAATGTCAAAACAGGGGAATGAAAGCCCCTGTTTTTTACGCCTAAATCGGGAAATATTTGCGGAAAACTTTTGACAAGAAAGTTGAGAAGTTTTGACGCAAATTTTGAGCGGCTACATTGCAAAAGACGGCATTTTCAGCCGTATGTGGAAAAATTACCAGACTTCCGTGCAATGGAAGGTAACAAAGGAGGTGCAGTGATATGATCAAAAA